AGAGAAAGACAAATGAATATGTTATTATATAAAGAAATAAATAATGATTGGACTAATTGGTATATTGAATTATATGAAAATTATCCCTGTTATAGTAAAACTGAATTAGAGAAAAGAGAAGGTGAAGTTATACGATTAATCGGAACATTAAATTGTAGAATTGAAGGAAGAGATAAAAAACAATATTATATTGATAATGTTGATAAAATTAAAGAAAGGGAAAAACAATATCGTATTAAGAATGCTGATAAAATTAAAGAAAGGGAAAAACAATATCGTATTAAGAATGCTGATAAAATTAAAGAAATGGACAAATTACGATATTTAAACAAATATTTAAACAAAAAATTAAACCAAACGTCGCCTTGTTGAAGTAATTTTTTTTTTATAGTTATATGAATATATATAACTTCTTCTATTTATTATTTTCTTTCTGTGGCTGTGCGCGTGCGGGGCGCTCCCCGCTTATATAGCTTCTTCTAATTTGTTATTAACTCAAAATATATATAAGAAAATAATAATATATATGAGTAGATAAAAATAATGGAATTTGATAACTTCTATTTACCAAAAGACAAACTATCAACAAGATATGAAAAAGCAGTTTCTAAATTTGAAACATTACCAGCAAATTTTTATATGCCTAATGATGATAATCCTGATAGCCAAGGCACGCCTAATTTAGAATTAAAGAAAAAGTTTATCAAACCTATGAAATATATCCCTGAATATTCTAAATTATTAGACGGTTCATATCATACAGACAGAACTAACAGCGACCAAAACATCGCGAGAAGTATTGATTTTTTTGTTAATAATTTTCCGAGTTTTATGAAATATAAAGATACTGATGATTTATCATTTATCATTCATAATCATAGACTTTTAACCATTGAATTATTTGAATATTATTCTAAAAAACCTGATACAAGTTTAAGAACATTGGAAGGTCGTTTTGTTGCTATTTGTAGAATTATAAGAATTGCTTATGATACTAAACAATATCTATTATATCAAAAATACAGCGATATTTTATTGGATTTGAATGCAGAACATACAATGAACGAAACAGACCAAAAATTAAACAAGAATGAAGAAAAATCATTTGTTCCATTTGAAATTGTATTACAAGTTCAACAGAAATTACAAAAAGAATTTGAAGCCAATCAATCATATAAAACTAATCAAGATTTATTGCTTCTCTCGTTATATTCATTAATTCCTGTTATGCGTGATGAACTCAAATTATTAGAATTTACAACCACTAAAATGAATGATGGAGATTACATTTATATTAAAGGTAATGATATTATTTTAGATTTGAATAATCCCAAGAAAAAACACGAAGGCATTAAATTTAATATTACTAATGAAGCACCACATTTAGCGGATATCATTTATACAAGTTATAAGTTATTTCCCCGTCAATTTGTATTTACCAATTATGATAATACAGGAGAAAAAGCAAAAGTTCAAAATCTATCACGAAGACTGGTCAAAATGTTTGATTTTACAGGTAAAAATGTTGGAGTTAATTCATTGAGAAGTTCATATGCTACTTATCAAGATAGAAACAGAATGACAGTTAAAGAAAAAGATGCATTAGCGAAGAAAATGAGAACCAGTCGCAAATATTTAGATTTGAATTATATTAAAATTTTACCTAATACACAAACACAAGCAGCAATGACCACACCTGAAATATCTAATACTAAAAAAGAAACTGGATTAAATGCATATCAAAAACAACTGATGAGAAGTAGAGACTATTATGAAAATAATAAAGATAAGATATTAAACAAACAAAAAGAATATAAAAATAGTATTCCTAAAGAAGAAAAAGCAAGAGCAAAAATCATATACTTTCTTAACAATGATGAAAATTATAAAAATAAAGTCAAACCTCAAACAGTAGAGAAATACAATATCAAATATATAAATGGTATATGGGTTTAAAGTTTAGCGAAGTTAATAACTCGTTTAAAATTCTTTTTTTCATTTTGTGCGGCTTTAATTTGTGCTGGTGTTAATTCAAACCACGTGATCGGGGTTTTTTCATTTATTTTTATTGTTGGTCTGTAAATATCGCCAGTCTTTTCATACCCTACTTTCCCTCTTTGGTTCAACCACCGCTCATCGAACCAGCGCTTTAAATTTGATTCTTGTCTATTACCAATATACGCATCATCATTTTTATATTTCTTTAAATACTCTCTTTTATATTCTTGAACTAATAAACCACTTCTATATGCTGACGGTTTATATTTGCTATGTATATTTTGCTTTATTTTATCATATAATATCTGGTCTTTTGGTGTTGGCATTTTCTATATATTATAACTATTTAATTTTTTCTATTCTTTGGAGTAATTCATCAAATTTTACCTCATTATTTCTATTATTTTCATCAAGTTTCAATTGAATATTTCTATTACTTTCATCAATTTTTAATTGAATCTTTTTATTATTTTCATTAATTCTATTTGTAATCAGATATATATCAGATATATAAAAGAGCATACAACTAAAAGCACACGATAATATATTTTTATAATCAAATATCATTGTTATTAATACATAAGATTATTATATTCTTTTATAATTAAATTATAAAAATATGTTTCTAAATCGTTTAGTCCTTTCAATCCTGTTCCTATAATCATATCTTGTGGTAATCGATCGAGGATTTCGATCTTGTGTTCTGTATATGGATTATTTGATAATGATGGAACAACTATATCATTTTCTGATTTTTGAAATGGTTGAAGCATAGAAACTATATCTTTTGAACTTCTAATATCATATTGTTTTCCAATATTTTTAGTTTTATTTATTAAATGTGTTGGTGTAATAGCTTTATTTAAAGTAATAATATTTTTAACTTGTGGATCAGTTCCCAAGTCTTCAGCAATTGCTCCTGCAAGACTGTGACCAAGTAAGTCAATATTTTTATCTGTATATTTTTGTTTGATTTTGCCTAAAATTTCTTTTGGTTCATTAAATCGTTTATCATTATATCCAAATAACATTTTAGCATCTGTCATAACATCTTTAAAATCGCTTGTTCCTCTATTAACCATCGTAATATCATTAGTATTCTTATCAACATAAACTTTAGTTTTATCAGTTGATAATTCAGGGTCTAAATAATAGCGGTCATCAATATTAGCTGCGGTTTTATTTTTATTTTTATAGCTTTCATTTAATAGCTTATTCAAATATTTAACTTCTACTTTCCCGCCTTTAATTATTGGTCGTCGTCTATTTTGATATGACATTCTAATATAATATAATGATTTATTTTATACTATCTCAACTATATCAGCTGTTGCATCAGTTGTTGCGAGAAAATTTAAAGAGTTTGGCAATGATTTTTTTCCTTGATATTTAGCTATTACCTTCATTTTTATATGATATGGAAAACTAAATGTTAAGTCTTCATATATCTTATCATATTCATTTATAAAACCTTCTAATATTGCTGGTGTTATTGTTTCATTTTTTAGCATATAACTTTCTATTAGGTGTTGTAGCTTTATAATTTTAGTTCTATTGCTTTTATAGTTATTAATACGATCATTTAATTTATAATTGGTTGATATTGCTAATATGAGAGTATTAAGACCATTTAAGGTAATATTTATAATTTTCATTTTGCTTACATCGATTTCAGAAGAATTCATTATAGTTAAAATAGAAGACCCGAGAATAGTCGGGAGCATAATGCAATTATTGATGAAATTATAATAATTATATGATAAATCGCATAATATATTGGTAATATATGTTTTATCTAATATTAATTTTAGATTATCCATATTACAATACAAAAATAATTTTTTTTAGATGGCTGTTTGGCTGTGTTGCCACTCGCGCGGGCGGTTGCCTGCTCTTTAAGGGATTGAATACCTATTTAAGGGATTGAAACAAAAAAAAGGAAATTATGGTAATATATTTTTGATATGAGATTTACTTTTATTATGATGCCATAAAGAATATTTTATAGAATTCGTATTTCATTTATTATTAACTATTGACAATTCTTTAAGTCATTTTTTTAGATTTTTTGAGATTTAATAAAAATAATAAAATGTCCTCTGATAAGGTTTTTTAATTTAAGGGATTGAAACAATACCAGTTTCTACATCAATAGTGAGACCATTTGATTTAAAGGTAAAAACGAGGACATCAATAGGCACGTTATTGTTATTAGTGAATGAAATATTGAGATTACGAGCGGTTAATTTATCGGTAATATTTGAACGTTCAACATTAACCCAATAGAAACGGTTATAATTCCACCAGGCAGCATCAAATAGACCAGTTGAAACACCAAAATCAGCACTAGTTAATTGTTCAGCATACATTAACTGCTCAATGAAACTTTCATAATTATAATTAAGAACTGATTGGAGAACATTCTGACCTCCAACAGTAACCTGAAGATTTGTAAGTGAAAGAGGATGACCATCAGCAGGGACAGTATCAAAAGGCGATTTAGTGGCAAAATCACCAAAAGAGAATGACGCCTGAGAAGACACATAAGGGACGATTAAAATTCCAGTTGGATGAACTATTCCAGATGATATAAGTTGGTTGAAATTTCCACCAGCAGTAATATTATTATATTGATTGGTTAAAACTGTTCGATAAATGCATTTTTTACCGCGATTACTCATAACATATTCTTCAGCGAGAGCTGGTTGAATAGTAATTTGAGAATAATAAATGCGACAAGCGGGGAGAGGATGACTAGCTGCTGAATTGGCAAGATTGATACCATTAAAAGAAGTTGCAGGAGGTTTAACAAGATATAAACCAGCAGTAATATTAGCAGTTGTAGCAACTATTCCACCAGATGCACTCGCTTCTGTTAGGTAATTAACAGTAAAAGGACAAGATCCAGTGAAACTATTATTAGCAGTTGTAAGAGAATAACCGGGAGTAGTTGTATTTGGACCACTTACAGCAACATTTATAGTTCCAGTATTGATATAAAGACGTAGAAATATATCCGCTTTACGAGTTAGACCAATTGATTGAAGACTTTCAAATACAGTTGATAATTTAATAACCGCATAATCATACCAAACCATATAATTAGTATTAAGGACTTCATAAGTAGGTGTAAAATCATTTTTAAGTTGAGTTATATTAGCAATAGTAGCAGCAGTAGTTCCAAACATTCCATTAACATTTCCAGCGGTAGTATCAGTATAACGACCAAGACGAGATTGAATAGAAGTATTAACGCATTTATCGAATTGATTAGTTGTAAGAGTATTATTATCCTTATTACCTCCTGAAAATGCAGCAGTTGGTACAAATGGACGGTTATTAGTCATTCCATTTCCTGATTTATTTGTAACCGTAGCAGCAGCTGAACCATTATAAACTTTTGATTTCCAATTGTCAGTTTCAGTCATACCAATAGAATAACCAATGGTTTCAAGATCACCAGTGCCCATTTCGCTTAACATTTGAAAGTGTTTTGCGATGTTGAGATATGGTTGAACGTCTTCAACTGTTTTTCCGTTAATTGTTAGGTCTGCCTGATGAATTAAATGAATGAAATTATTTTTTAATGATAGTAAATTGACATTACCAGCAACAGGGCTTCCTACAGCAAGAGTTCCAGCTACAGCAGTAGAACAGGCAGCAACCATTACTATTGGTAAAACTACGAATAAATCATTACAATCTGTAAATCGTGAAGAATTATAAATAGAGCTTAAATCGAATTGAACCAAAGAAAGACCATTATTAGTATATACACCTGAATTGATATCATTTACATATGAATTATATTGTTTATCGGTATAAGGTGAATATTCACCTTCTGATTGAGGATGCATTGAGCGTTCATACTCATAATTATCCGTCATATATTTATGCTTTCTAATATTAGAATGAGAAAATAAATATATAAGCGGGGCTCCTCGCTTATGAAAATAAATATATTTGTATATTATAAGTATTAATATAATTTGATAATGGTTAAACTGGGTTCAGCCATAAAAAATCAAGTTGCTAAGGGTCAAGAAGAAAATGATATTATTAAAAGGAATGCGGATTATTCATTAAATGCTTTTATTACGAAAGACAATAAAAAAAATATGCGTCAAGCACCAACTAAAATTAAATATGGTAAGAATTCATTATTAGATAAGATTATATCATCAAGTTTAAATGAAAATGCTATTAATAAACAATTAGAACAAATATCATATTCAGCAATCAACGGACAACGCCAAACCGAGGGAACATATAAACCTGAAGGCGTTCAAATGTTAGGGCAATTAGGACGAGAAAAACCATTAGAAGCAATAACTAAAGAAATGATAAAAGAGTATCAAGAAGAAGATCAAAGACCATTTATGGTAGATGGAGAAGCACGACAATATGCAAAAGCAGATTATCAACCGATACTTCAATTGCCTCAATCATTAGACGATATAAAGGATGATATGAAAAAAATTTATAAAAATAAAGTAGCAACTGCAAAGACTATAAAAGATGCTGAGGAATATTTAAAAACTGCTTTTGAATATTATAATGGTGTATTAAGAGATATAAATGTTTTTGGTATGACTGATGCTAAACGTAAAGAAAAAGAACAAACTGAACGGCATATTCGTCAAGAGAGAATGAAATATGACCAATTAAGAAATCAAATGGATGTATATGAATATGAAATTAAAAGACTATTTGACGAAGGAAAAGAAATTAAACGTTTAAATGCTTTAATACCTGAAAAAAATCGTGAGGAAGTAGCAAAATACGAGCAATCATTACTTCAACATAATAGAAATAGATTAAATATTCAACAACAACCAAACGAAAGCGAAATGGAATATTATCAACGCTTACGAGAAATTGAAAGAACTAAAATGGATCCGGTATTATATAAACAATACTCAATAAATAAGGTCTCAAAAGAGTTAAAACCAAAATTAGGAAATCTATTTAAAGACGAGGGACAAATTGAAGAAGTAATCAAATCATTATCTGAAAGTGATAAATTTATTGTTAATAAAAATTTTGATAGAGTTGAAAAAGATTTTATTGATAAATATGGTTATAATCCATCAATGAATACTAAAATGGCAATAAATGCAATATTAGATCCTTTTGCATCTAGTTCATCTAGAATAAAAGATTTAATTAAACGCAAAAATGCCCAAGATTTATATATACCAGATTTAAAAAAAGAACATCAACAACAAGCATTTCAAACTTTAAAAAGTGTATTTAAAAGGAAAACAATTGAACCAAAATATGCAAAAGATCTTGATAAATATAGAGATGAAAAAGATAAAGAAGTTCTTGCTGAACAAGCAAAAAGAGTAGAAGGTATGGAATTAGCTCGTAATAGACAACAACAAAGAATGAATGATATACTAATTGAACGAGAAGCAGCAGCACAACAAGCGGCAGCAGCAACTAATATACAACGAGTATTTAGAGGAAATGAAGGAAGAATTAATGCTGCATTAGTTAGAAATCAGAATAGAATAAATGCTCGTAATGCTGTAAGACAAAGAGCAGCAGAACAAGTAGCAGCAAGAGAACTTTTAAGAGGAATAGAAGGTCAAGCACAATCAGATTTAATAAGACTACCACGTCGCGAACCTTATGCATTTATTAATCCAGTTCCAGAAAGAGTTTTATCTCAAAGAGAACAGGAGGCAATAGAAAGAACAAGAGCTAATGAAGAATTATTAAAATTTCAAACAGCTGAACGAGATAGAAATAGACAAAATAGACAAGCAACATTAATTCAGAGTGTATTAAGAGGTCATAAAGGAAGAAATAAATTTGAACAGGATAAAATAGATAGATTAGTTCAATTATCAATGGAAGCACAACAACGGGGACAAATGCAAGAACCTTTATATTTTTATACATCACCAGAAGTATCACCAACATCATTAACAGCACTTTCAGGAGCTACAACAGTAGCGGAACAAATGCGTTCAGGACTTCGCAAACCAAGAAGCGATTTAGGAGGTGAAAGAGGACCATCTAAAAAAACTTTAAAAAAAGAACTACAAAAACAATTAGATACAGAATTTTATGAAACACTTACACCAGATGAGCTTAATTATTTTAATAGTAAAAAACGAATAGGTGGTAAAACAGTTACAACTATATTAAATGAAATCAGAAAACAAAGAGAAGGACCAAAAGGTTCAGGATTTAGAAAACCGCCTAAAAGACAGGTTAAAATAAATCCAGAAGAAAAAAAGAAGAATAGACTTCAATTAGTAATAGCACAAATTAAAGCTGGAAATACTAATCCTAAATTAATATTAGAAGTCAATAAATTATATAAAAGTTTATATGATATTGATAATGCGTTTATGATGTTAAAATAAGAAATTATTAAATCCACATCTTAATATTTTAGAACTGTCAGTCGTTTTTAAGTCGATCAATAGAAAGCCTAATGGCTGAGATACGCAATAATGATAATATCTTTCAATTTCTTGTGGTGTAAAATGATCGCTTAATCCGTGATTACTAATAATTCGTTTAATACTAACTTTATCATTTATTTTAAAGCAAAAGATATAATTGCAATTTCTACTAATAATTTTAGGGACTGATGTATAATTTTGAGATATATAAACAGTTGTGAATCCAAATTTGCGAGAACTAATTGCATAGTCTTCTAATATTTTCATTTGCTTTTTTGATAAACAGATAAAATCATCGAATACTATTAATTTACTTATTTTTTTGTCTTCATCGTCAAATGATTGAACTGGTGGAACTTCATTCACATCATTTATTAATTCTACTTCTGGTATTTTATTTTTCAAATATTGATATAAGGGCTCATCAGTGGTTGAAAATGAACAAATGATTATTTGCTGGTATTCTCCGGATGATTTTTCAATATAATTCATTAATGCATTACTTTTACCAGTGCCAGACGCTCCAATCATAAGTATTCGAGAATTTTTATCTATCATATGATTTTTATATCCTGTTGGTTGTTTTTGCTTGTCTTTTGGTAATAGACTATAAAAATTGGTTAAATCACTCATTCTATTATATAACTATTATATATAAGAAAATAAAAAAAAATAGGGATTCACACTAAATCGGTATTGGAAGTATTTCAATATCTTCACCTTTAAAAATTGCTTCTTGATTGATATTTATAAAATTTCGTAGATATTGACGATATTCAATGATTTCATATCGTTTCTCATCACTAATTGGAAAATCTGATAATAAATATTTGTCTGTTAATTGTAAATATGAATTGCGTGTATTGCGTTTTAATTCTAATCTCCAATATTCCACTACATCATCAAAATTCTCTATGATATTATTCATAAGGTTTCTTATATATACTAACTATAAAAATTAATTCTTAAACTTGTTGAAGTTGTGTATGAGATTGTGGGATATACTATAATATATTTAGCATTAGTTCCATTCTCAATAAACTCTTCAACGGTCATAGTTAAACCATAATAATTTGATATAGATGCTACAATACCACCATTATTATATATTATTCGTCCGTGCCAACACGTATAATTTGGTGCTGGATGTGATGCGGAAAAATGAACCATACAATTCGCAAATGATGAAGCATCAATAAAAAATCCAAAATATGTAATTAATGAACCTGATTTTACTTTACTACCATAAGAAATAGATGTCCCGCTTGAATAATAATTTGCTCCATAAGTCGTTATTGACTTTAAAATATTTATACCAGTATTAAAAAATTCTATTACTCTATTCCCATCATTATTAAATAAATGTCCTCCTCCTGATGTTGCATAATGTTCTATCCGACCACTAAAACCTGCTCGTTGATATCCACTTATAACAATTCTTGTATTATTAGTATCATCTACATTTTTTGTTCCTATTAATGAATAATCAGTACTATCATTTGATATTCTTAATCTTGCCCCGTCTCCAACTTGAAGAATATTAGTTGGTATGCTTGCTGTTCCTATTCCTACTTTTGTTGCTAATGCTGGTTGTGAAAATTCAGCATAAGTATTATTTATTGTAAGAATGATATTATTACCACCGAAAAAACCTAATTTAATACTTTGACCCGTATTTTGATGATATATATTCAAGGGTGCTACATTTGCTGAGCTTAAAAAAAGACCTGTTTTATCCACTCTTAATCCTGAATTATCTAATGCCCCGAAATATCCATATGAACTAGCATAAAAACTTCCTGTTTCATCAATTCTCACTCTTTCGTTTGATCCAGCTGTGAAAAATTTAATATGACCAACTCCGTGAGTGAGAATTGATATATTACCAGTATTTCCAGCAGTTGGATTTTGAGCCATCCCCATATCTTTATTTGGTAATGTTTGATAAATTGAATTACCACCATCATCAGCATTAATTCTAAAACCTCCTAAATTAGTATATCCTGTTACTTGAAGGGCATAATTACCATTCCATCCTGCTGTTTGTACAATATCGACTAAAGGTTCAGGATATCCAGATGAAGAACCGCGAATAGTCAATTTTGTATTTGCTGAAGTTGGAGTTGCTGTTCCTATTCCTACAGCTCCATTATTATCTATAAACATTCTTTGTGTCAGTCCTGTATAAAATTTATGACTTCCAGCGGATGAAGTCCCAAGCCATAAATTATTATTTTCAGTTCCTAATGCAATTGGTGATTGTCCTGTGATAGCTTCAGTTAAAATTAGTTTAGTTCCAGGACCTCCAAATTGTCCAATATCTGGTGGTCCTGATGTTCCATTATTTATAACTGCTTTTCCATTAACATCTAATTCTACACGTGCAGTTCTTAAAATACCTAAAAAACCATTGAGAGTTCCTCCAATTATTTTTAAATATTTAGAATTTGCTATTGCTTCTGTTAAATAGGTTGCTACAGTAGAAAAGAAACTAGAATTATAATTAATACCACTAAAATATGGATTTGGTGGTATTTGCGAACTCATTTTTATGTTCTATTCTATTATATATAGATAATTTTAATTATTTTTCTTCTTAGTAACCCGCGGCATATAATGCTCCTCCAAATTGTGCTCGTCTATTTGCATCACGTGTGGCACGTCCTCGTGCTAATGCTTCTAATTGTGCTGGTGTTGCTTTACGTCCAGTTTTTCTACGTGGTTTTTTACCACTTGCTAAAATATTGGCAGCACGTTTAGCACGTCCTAATGCTAATGCTAGGCGTTGTTTTTCAGTTGCTGGTACTCCTTTAAGTCCTAATCCGCTTATTGGTTTTAGTCTATTAGCATCACGTTTAGCTCGTCCTATTGCTAATGCTGCTAATTGTGCAGGTGTTGCTTTACGTCCAGTTTTTCTACGTGGTTTTTTACCACTTGCTAAAATATTAGCAGCACGTTTAGCACGTCCTAATGCTAATGCTTGACGTTGTTTTTCATTTGCTGGTACTCCTTTAAGTCCAAGACCTTCAATTTTATCTTTAATAAAATTTCCTCCTAATTCTAATGATTTATCAACTGCAAATTTACCAGCAGTTTTTGCGAGATTAACTGCAGCTTGTTTTGCGAGATTTTCTAAAAATCCAGCTCCCATACCTCCTCCATAATTTTTTTTCATTCCTAAACCAACCATAGATGCTAATTTTCCAGCGGTTGGATGAACTAATCCAACAAGATCACCAATTATTCCGCTTCCTTGTTTAGCTATTTGTTCTTGATTTAATTTAATTGTTAATGCTTTACCTTTACTGGTATTATGATTAAATTTATATTTTTGTTCTTCTGTTAAATTAATAGTATGTGCTGTTCCTCTTTTAACACGAACATTTTTACCTTTTAATAGGTTATTTAATTGAATTTTGGATAATTTGCCAATTGATGTCTCATAATACATTATTATTATTATTATATTTCTATATATAGGATATAAAAAAATAAAAAATGACATTAACAACAACAAATGATTTACAATTAAAAGAATATGCTGAAAAAATGGGATTACCATTATTAAACATTCTTATGAGAGATGAAATGGATGAAATAAATAAAGATGGATTTTATATAATAAATCTTGATAATAGTAATGGTACTGGCACACATTGGACATCTCTTTTTTATCATCCTTTAAATAGTTATTATTTCGATAGTTATGGATTTGTAGCACCGTTAGAAGTTGAACAGAAGATAAAACCATATATATATAATGATGCTGATATACAGGATTTTAACAGTAAAGCGTGTGGATATTATGCTTTAGCATTTATAAAATTTCTTAACGATAAAACAAATAAAGAAGTTGCATTTAAAGAGTTTTTAAGACTATTTAAAGACAATACAAAAGAAAATGATGATATACTAAAAAAATATTTAAATTTAGCTTAACGGATGAATTTTAATCCACCACCTCTGCTACCTTTACTTTTCTTTTTAGCTTTTGAATTAATGCTAACATTACGAACTAATCCTAATAGATAATTATCCATATTAGAGCTAGATCCAACACCAGAACCATAAGAACTATAACCACATCCAGCAGCACCACGACCATATTTATATTTATAAGGTTTAAAGCCTCTAGCACCATAAGCAAATAATGCTTTCTTATACATTCTATTATAAGGATGATATTTTATTTTGATGCTATTAAAGATTTCTTACGAAATAGAAGAGTTAAAAGAATATTGGGGTCATTTAAATAGATTATATCATTATTTTGGTCTGTAAGTGTTATTATCATAGATGAATAACTGCCTTTCGTAAGTTTTACGAATTTTTCAACTGATGGTTGATAATTGATATTTTGTCCAAATGTTGCCCCCTGAATTTGAAAGGCATCTAAAATATCACTTGGACTAACTACAGGATTATTCACGAGACTGCAATGAACAATTATAGAATTCACTATTGATGCAACTGGTGGTTTTTGAGTTGAAAGAACTGAATAATTGGTTGTTCGAGGCAGTGTTGGTGGATATTGTCCAACGGTAAAACCTAGATAATTATTAAAATTTGCTGGTATATGTAAATGTGGTGTTCGATCACTTGTAAATGTTGAATATCCAATCCAATTTGCAGGCTGCGACCATCCAACAGGAAGAGTGCGAGGAACAGTATATAATAGAATTTGAATAGAGTATGATGATTGATTAACATAAAAAGCATAATAATAAACATTATTACCAGTCGCATCAATTAAATATAAACCATTAGTAATTGCAAATTGTTGCATATATGTATTAAAATCTTCAATAGTATAAAAACCATCAGGAATAACAACATTAAAAGTGGTATAAGATCCAGCAGCTGCACCGGTTGGAAATTGTAATGTAAATTTATTATTGTTATATGCTGATGTGATGTTAAAAATAGAATAAGGGATTTGGGCACTACTTAACATAACCTCAAAACCGTAATCGATAGAAAAACCACCACCAATAAAATTATATGTATAAGTGCCATTTGTATTTGGATTGCTTAAATTACCACTATTGATGACCAATGTGAATGAGTCTGACATTTTCTTATATTATATATAGATTATAAAATAATAACTATCCATTCCAGGTTAAAGCAATACTTAGATTATTTGGGCTATAAATGTTCTCTTTCCAATTTCCTTTTATGTGTGATGCTCTATTTAAATAATTGAGTCTTCTTTCCTCATTTTTATGTTTGGTATAATCCTCATAATTAACATTCCCGAAATGGACCAATTTTTTAGTATTTGGATCATATATAGCATACTTTTTATCTTTTCTTTTGCTTAAATATACCTTTATATCAGGATTATTAAAATACTGTTGTGCATTTTTGATAACTTCTTTCGGATTTGAGACTTTTTTCAATTGTTCCAATTTATCTTTATAATGTTCATCATCTTCATCATACCATAATAAACAAGACATTCATATATTTATTAATAATAAATTATTTTCATCTAAATCTATTTAAATAAATATAATAAGTTTTTTTCTGTATTTGTTTTCATATTTCTTTTTTGGTTAAATTTACTATCTTTATTTTTAACATTTTTTTTGTTTTCTTTAATCTGCGAAATATTAACAATAAACATTAATCTATAACTATTAAAGAATATTATTTTTATCTAAAAAAGCAAATATGACTTATTAAGCCGTATTTGAAATACAAAAAAAATCAATCAAATTTAAGCATATCATATATAGCATTCATTTTTGCAATTAATTCTAATTTTTTACTTCTTGTATAATTATTGATGCGATAAGTTCCATCTTCATTTAATGTTTTGCTGCATATTTTATATAATTCTTTGACAGAGTATAAGGATAAATCTTTTTTAGTTCCTTCTTTTTTTCCTTCAAGTGCTGCTTTATTTTTTTTATGTTTTGTAGAATTTAAATGTTCAAAGACCATATTATCATTAAATGCAACATAATTACAATTACAAATTAAGCAATGTTCAGTATTTTTTAATTTATAGTCTTCTTTTTTCTGTTCAGCATTTTGAAAGCAGTCCATACAACAAATTGACTTGCATTTTTGTTTTTCTCTTGTAAATTCTCGTTGATAAGTTTTATCATTTTCGTCTTTATAATGAATTGGATATACTTGGTATTCTTTGCAAAAGTCGCACTTTTGAATTTTAGCTTCTTTATCAGCTTTAAAAACTTCTTTATATTCGTCTCTTAATTCTTCTTTTTGTTTTTTTATTTTCTCATTATTAAATTTATTAATTTGTATTTCCTTATCAATTGATGCTTTATATTGTTCTTCTCTTTCTTGTTCTCGTCGTTCTTTTTCTTTTAAAATATTAATTCTGTTTAATTCGATTTCTTCTTGCTTCTGTTGCTGTTCTCGTTTTTTATTAATAATTTCATCGTCAATAAGTTTTTTATTAGAATATACAATATGAAGCATATAATTATTATATTCTTGATGGTCAATCATAACAAAATTTTTATTAACACCATTAATATTTTCACTAACAATTTTATAAATATTCATAGGTTTAATAATATTAGTTGTTGATGTAGGGTCAATATAATCAATAATATATTTATCTTTAACAATAGATGAAATATTTGTACCATTGCTAACAGAAAATTTTATCAGTTCTTCCTCATCTTCTTTTACTTTGTTATAGCAAATATTACAATAATATTCAGCGTCTGTATCTAAAGAGCCTATAATTTTGCTATAAAACTTTTTGACATCATTATCAGAACAACAATTACAACATTGTGGCATTTTTAACATATTATATAATATATATATTTCTTATATACATTTTATATATTTGGTTTAAACGATATTTTTCTAAGTTTTTTTATAAAGATAAAATAGATAAAGTATTATATATTAAAATTATTATAAATTATAAATAAAATAAAACTTAGATTATTATCGTTTAAAGTAAAATATTAAATTAATTGGACATAAGAGAAAGAACCAAAGATAATATAAAGTGAAATTATGAAGACTATGCAGCAATTAGACGAATATATCATTTCTTATATTAATAATCGCTTAATTATAACAGGAAATAATGATGATTTTATATTATCGTGTAATATCCGCCACGATTTGGATGTATCATATCAAGCTATCGCAAAAATATTTTTATCTTTTAGCAATATTAAAAAAAAAGTAATGAGAGGTTCAATGCATTATATAGGTATTAAATATAAATAATTAGCAGGGAGCGCCCCGCACGCGCACAGCCATTAATTATTTGTTCGTTCTTTTATTTGTCTTTTCGTCTTTTGTTAGTTCTTTGCTTTCTCTTAACATTCTTTTTTCTTCTTTTTCTACCTCTTTCCCGTATTTAATCGGGTCAATGCCCCATAATTTGCATAGTCTTTTTGACTCCTGTTCAAGAAATTTATGACGTTCAACGCATTTCGGGCAATAAATGCAATTACCGTCAGCAGTTTCTTTAACAATCATTTCCATCATATTGACTTTACACCAACAATCCTCGCATTCTTCGTAATAAACATTAATTTCATCCATTTTTAATATACGTTCTTAATATGAGTTAATAATATAAATTATCCTTAAATCAATTTCGAGTTAATAAACGGGCGAACGCATAGCCACAATAGGAAAATAAGAAATCAATTGATATTGCT